AGACTGCAATCACTGGTCCTGTTTATAACGAATACGACTTCGAAGATGGGTTCATGTTCGCATAAAGAATTGGGGGGCAATTGCCTCCCTTTTTTTATACCGCGAAGCGGCTGAAAAGTTGGCTGCCTGAGTGACGACCGTTTTCGTCATCAGGGCGACCCTGCCCCTCCTTCGCTTGTGACCATATTGTAGAGCCCAGCGGACCCCAAACCAGTCACCTTGTGCCACCTTTTAGACTGTCCACTCATCCCCCCAAAGCGGCGGACCCCGTGCCTATAATGACAGCATGAACAAAACACCCGATCTCAACGCCATCATGGCAGACTACACTCAGCAGGTGATCGCTGAGAACCGTCGTCGTCAGGCGATCCGTGACGCTGCCGCTGCTGATGAGCAGGCATGGTTTGCCAAGTGGGAAGCAACCCGCCCTCAGGGACAATGGGGACGCTGGCACATCTCCGACCGCCACTGAGCGGGGCGACCCTGTAGAATAACCACAACGACAACCACCCGATGCGTTACCCCATCAACTGCAACGACTCCCAAAGCGTTTGGACTCTCCGCCTGAACCCTATCACGGGAACTGCACGGGTCCGCTGGTTCAACTCCCCTCTCACTGAATATCGCCACACTGGTGTGTCACGTCGTGCCATCCTGGGTATGCTCTGGTATTCTGGCAAGACCAGCAAAGGGGGATGGGTCAACCGCCACTGCCTGCAAAAGTCCGACTCTAAGCGTCTGAACTGGCGACCCATCATGGAGCAGATGGCAATTCAGCAACTGTCCACCGCCCAACCGATGGGACGCTTCTCCACCCTATAATGACTTCAGTTCAAACGACACCGATGAGCACCGCAACCGACACCACCTTCAACGGTTGGGCAAACTGGGAGACCTGGAACGTTTCCCTCTGGATTCAGAACGATGATGGACTCTATCGCGCTGCCCGCCGCTGCCGCACCTATCAGGACCTGGTGATGATGCTGCAGGAATGCGGCAGCAAAGAGACCCCCGATGGTTGCCGCTGGGATGATCCTGCGATCGACGGCATGGAAATCAATGAGATGATGGAGGACCTGTGACGGTCGCCTAACTGGTCCGGGGGTCTTGACCTGACCCCCAAAATCGCTTATTCTACTTTCAGTTCAGACGGGTGGCGCTCACCCGATTCCTCATGACCTTCCAAACCAACGGTTCCGTTCACCACTCTGGCGTTGCTAACGAGCACGACACCATCGCCCTCCTGAATGAGCATGGCGTCTTCGCTGAGACCGTCACCCACCTGGGCGGCACCCGTAACAAAGCAGACGCCATGGCGGGCGCTACCCCTATCAGCATCAAGCATAAGGCAGGTCTGAAGAACGGGTCTTTCGACTGGGTGAACACCAGCAAAACCGACGACCTGCTGGACTCTGCCCGCTTTGACGACTTCCGTTCCTTTGTGGGTGCTGCCCGCAACTGGGGCGCCGCTGAGCGTACCGCCATTGTGGAAGAGACCCGTGACCTCTTTAATGAGGTCTGCAACGACGCTTTGAACGCCGTTACGTCTGAGACCCTCACCGCTTGGTTGGTTCAGGAACTCATCACCGCCAACCACGGCATGAGCATGGTCATCAACGACACCGCCGCCCAGCGTTGCTACATCATGGGGCACGACTCCCTGCTCGCTGCCCGTTGCCTCTCTGACGGTTGGACTGCTCACCTGGTCGCTGGTAAGGGTACGACCTCCCGCCGTATTGTTCTCAAGCGTATGGGTCAGACTCTGGACCTGGGTCTCCGTCTCCGTGTGACCAGCAACAACGGCATTAAAGCGTTCCTGGGTCTGTCCAAAGCGAACCGCAACTCTCAGGTCGTTCTGAAGTTGCAGCAGGATAAGGTCGCCGCCATGGTCAACGACGCCGACGCCCAGGTGCTCTGCTACTGACCCCATCCGTGCTACAATAAACCCAGTTCAGACAAACCCATGCGTTACGTCACCACTTCCAACCTCTCCACCCGTGCCCTTGAGTGGGTGCCTGTCCGTGACGACGACACTCAACCCTCTTATGAGGGAAAGGTCGCCCGCTTCTCTTCTGTTGACCTGGCGGGGATCTACCGTGACGCCGCAGGGTATCGCTTCCCCCACCGCTGCCCTGTGAGTGGGTACGCCTACCAGCGCCAGGAGCGTTGGGGTCAGGGGTGACCCTCTGGGTTCGTGATCCGGCAGTGCCCCCCGTTGTGGGGGCGTGCCCGCCCCGCCCGTTTAAAAACCCATGGGTCCCCATAAGCTATAAAGTGTTACGATCGCCAGCTCTTTATAAGATCCAAAGTCCAACTCACAGGTTTTCTATATAAAACAAAAATGGAAACACAAAAACCTCCAATGCAAAAAAATCCCGGAGAAAATATTACGACTGTAGAGGTCGATCCTGTAACTGGGGAGTATTATGTAACAATACCTGAGTGGATCCTGAATGATTTTGGGTGGTACGAGGGCACTGAAGTTAATATGGAAGTCGATGGGGACTCGATCATTATCTCAGAGATTTCCAGACCTTGACCTCACATAGATAATGATGTATGATAACTGATGTAATTACACTGTCTTATGGCTAAAGGATTTACTGTAAAAGCAAAGACTCCGACAGTCACCAAGGAAGTCGAATTCGATTATGACAAGGCACGGGAGATGATCCGTGGTAAATCAATCGTCTTCTGTCTACCTGGTCGTGGAGTTTCTTACACTTTCTTAAAGAACTTCGTACAACTCTGTTTTGATATCGTACAGAGTGGTGCTAGTATTCAGATTTCGCAAGACTATTCTTCGATGGTCAACTTCGCACGATGCAAGTGCCTAGGGGCGAATGTGCTTCGTGGACCAGACCAGATTCCCTGGGACGGCAAGCTAAAGTATGATTATCAATTATGGATTGATAGTGATATTGTATTCAATACTGAAAAGTTTTTACAATTAGTATTGATGGATCAAGATATTGCTAGTGGTTGGTATTGTACGGAAGACGGGCAAACGACCTCTGTAGCACACTGGATGGAGGAAGATGACTTCCGTAATAATGGTGGAGTCATGAACCATGAAACGTTAGAAACGATGTCTCGTCGTAAGAAACCATTCACTGTTGACTATGCAGGATTTGGATGGTTGATGATTAAGCATGGTGTCTTTGAGCACGAAGAGATGAAGTATCCCTGGTTTGCTCCGAAGATGCAAGTCTTTGAATCTGGAGAGGTTCAAGATATGTGTGGAGAAGATGTATCGTTCTGTTTGGATGCAAAGGAAGCAGGCTTTGAAATCTGGTGCGATCCTCGTATCAGAGTTGGTCACGAAAAGTCAAGGATTATTTGATGGCTAACGAACTTTACAATATCTATTGTAGAGGGAGGAAGATTTACTCCCACTTGACTGAGGAAGAGTATTTCGATATAATGGAGGACCTGTCGGTAGAGTATTATCAGACAGGCTCTCCAAGACCTGATGAATTGGACACTGAAATTATTAAGGAGAATTATTATGGCTATGCGTAAAGGTGGCGGTTATGTGGAAGGTGCGCCGAAGAAAACTCGTCAAGGGCGGGGGATGAATACAAAGTATGCGGCGTCTTCTCGCAATAAAGCGAAAAAGCGTTACCGTGGTCAAGGTAAAGGTTGAATACTACAAGGGGGCAGCACACCATGCCCCTTTTTTATGCGAATAAATACGCACATAAGGGATAGCAACCCCTCTAAAAGTTCTGATTTCATGTAAATCAGGAGCTAAAAATGGGTAATTCACCTGTCGATAAAACAAAGAACTCATGAGAGAATTATGGGGAACTGATCGTCTCGTCTCAGACTATGGTTCAATGGAAAAAATCAATGTCTATGAGGAGAAAAAGGAGTTTCTTCAGGAAATCATGGACTATGAGAAGACTCATGACTTGAAGAAACAATCACAACTTCATGAAAAGATCAGAAATGATGAAGATTATGATGATTGGGACTATGGAACAGAGCCAACATATGGCAATCCTTGGGTGTAAATATAAATAAAGCAAGAAAACTTCTTGACAAATGGCGATTTCACGGGTTTCTAGAGCATTCAAGGACATTAGTTTGTCTTTTGAGCCCCATCCTGTGACTAAAGACCTACCCATACTTAAGAATGAGGCGGCAATTACCAGATCAATTCGTAATTTAGTACAAACAATACCAAACGAACGCTTTTTTCAACCACTTTTAGGGTCTGATGTGCGTTCAAGTCTGTTTGATTTTGTCGATTTTGGTACTGCTACCCTCATTCAAGAGCAAATTTTGACTACAATTGCTAATTTTGAACCAAGAGTCAATAATGTAAGGGTAGAAGTTGATCCTCAACCTGATAATAACACGTTTGAGGTT